TCAATAGTAGCCATTTGAATTAATTTTTCAAGGTTATCTAAACTAGTCATTCTTTGGTAGATAATATACTATATCACTATTCGTTTAATATGATTTAAATAATGTTTAATGTAAATATATATATGTCAGACGGAATAAGTTTTTTTAGTAATGACGAGTTACAAAAGCATGTTAAAACAGTAATGGTCCAGACAAATTATACCGAGGAACAAGCTATCGAGAAACTAAAACTATTTAATTGTGATTATATGCGAGTTTTAAAAGATTATATGGGTATTCCTGAAAAAAAGGCGGAACAAAAGGTTAAGTCTGTTAATCAAGAAATTTTCAGACAAATAAGAACTAATTTAGACATTACAATGAAGGAATATAGAGATAAACATCCGATTAACATGGAACAAATTATTGACAATTTTAACGAATCTGACGAACGCGAGAAACATAGAATAAATAATTAACTTATTCAAAGATAAAGACATAAAGACATAAAGACATAATATATATCTATGTCTGTAAAAAAATTATCTATGCCTGTAAAAAAATTATCATTCCAATTGTACTCTGATTTACATTTGGAATTAAAAAAGGCAGTTCCAAAACCTAAACCGATTGCTCCGTATTTAATCTTAGCAGGAGATATAACCAAAGTATCACATAATTCACATATCGAATTTTTTGACTATTGTAACAAAAATTGGGAGAAAACATTTTATATTATGGGAAACCACGATTATTGGAACCCAAATTCATCAATGCAAAGTATTAAACAACAAATTTTAGATATTAATAAGCAAAACCAACTAACAAATATAGTATTACTTGATAACGAAGTATATTCGTTGACCAACGATATAGATATAGTTGGTTCGACATTTTGGACACGTTCTCCGTTTATGTCCGAATATGAAGGAAAAATGTATATAAATGATTATAATATGATTCGTGCTCTAAAAAACGTTTTTATAACACCAAATTATGTTAATGCCTTATATGCGAATGACAAAAATTTTATTTCCACATATTTAAATGAAACCATTATTACAAATAAAAAATGTATAGTTATTACTCATTTCCCGCCTCAAAGAACAGGAACTTCTCATCCACAGTTTGAAAATACTGAACAAATAATAAAGAATTATTTTACACATCCGGACACAATGTTATCCGGGTTTAATAATTTATCTAATGTTTTATGCTGGATAAGTGGTCACACACATTTTTCTTATGATTTAGCATCTTTGAACGGAGTGCGTTTAATTTCTAATCAGGCAGGCTATACGCGTGAAGAAGCATCTGGAGAAACAAATTTTAAAGAAGATGGTCTATTTGAAGTCGAATATTAGTAAAATATATTAGTAAAAAGATATTAGTAAAAAGATATTAGTAAAAAGATATTAGTAAATGATTTAAATAATTCTTTACAATTATAATTATGTCTTTATTACAAGCGTTTAATATTCCACGAAATCTAGCGATAGAATATTTTACAGAAGAATTTAGTAATAATATGTTACGCATGGGTCGGGATTGTGATACTAAGTCTCCAGAATATTTGACGATTGAATTATCAGAAGGTTTAGACCAAGAAAATTTTAAAAATATATGTCATAAAATTTGTTTTGAAATGTCTATAGGCGGCCAAATAATATTAAGTATTCCTTTAAGATTTATGATGAATTTAAAGGAATACGAAATATATGATAATACATTTTCCATAACAATTCCTTTTGAAATGTTTTGTGATGATATTAGAGTAGTTGCTTTACACCATCACGAGATTTGGTTTACATTAACAAATACAGAAAATAATTTTCGTTCTTGTAAGTTAATATCAAAAGGCGTTTTTTATGACACTAATTTAAGAATGCCAATGGCAAGGGATCCTCACGAACATATTATTCAATGTTTAGCGTCAACTGAAATACTTTGTACAAATTTTTTAAATGGAAATGAATTTCAAATTAATCAATTTAATTATAACATGAATTTCAATGGTTTACATAAGGGATTTTTTATCGAAAGCGAAAACGTAGACCAAATTAATGAAATTAGTTTATCATTAAACGGAGCACAAAGATTTTTGTATAATAGATTTTTAGTTAGAACAAAATGTATTAAAATAAATCAGCATTTATTATATTTGCCTTTTAATTATGATAAATCATATACAGATAGAACACCTGTTGGGTTTGAAGGTGCGTTAAATATAATTGATGTTGGCAAATTAAATATTAAATTAGATTGTCCACAATCTAAAATATGTATTTATGGATTAGGTTCAACTATGTTAAGATATATAAATGGGATGGCTGGGTTAGCATATGACAATTCTAATATAATTCACGAACATAAGGAATATATTGAAAGTGGGATTTATCATCAAACGACTCCTTTTCCTTTAGAAACTCAAACTCCTACTGTACCAAACTTTTTTGATACAGATCCTGGTTTTGAATTGCGTTTATTACCAACTATTCATAGTAACACGGATATTGAGTATATATATAGACCAATTACAAATAATAATAAACTAACATGTTCAATAACACAATGTGAATTTGATATTAATGATCGCTATATGAGTTGTGTTCAATGTAGTAATAATTATATGGAAGAATCTATAAAAAATTGGTTTATTCATCGCCCTGATAGAAAAAGCTGTCCAATGTGTAGAACAAATTGGACAGATTTCAATGTGTATATTAATGGACAAATGAATGAACAAATGAATGAACAAATGAATGGACAAATGAATGAAGACATTATTGTTGAATCAATTGATGAGCCAATTGATGAATACATTGAACCAATGAATCAATACGGTGAATCAATGAATGAGCCAATGAATGAAGACATTGAACCAACGAATGATCCAATGATTGAACCAATGAATGAGTCAATGGATGAAGACGGTGAGTCAACGGATGAAGACATTGCTGAGCCACCACAAATTATCGCTCGTCGCAATTACCTTTATCGATTCTTCTAAAAATAATTTATATTCCATTTTTAATGAAATATAAATATTAATGAAATATAAATATTAATAATTACTCTAAAAATGATTGGTTTGTTAGTCCAAATTGTTCATTTAATATAAGAGTTTTATTTTGTTTTTTCCTTTGTAGTCTAGCCTTAACTTGATATGTATTTGAAGGTATAATTTTGTTGTTTAAAATAAAATCATCATTATCTTCGTGTAGTTCGGGTAAAATTCTAGTTAAAGGTTTATCAACAATCAAAAATAATCTTTCATTACGCAATAATGACCTATATTCTTGGATAGATAAATTACCATAATACTTTTCCAACATATAATAAGGATTAGGAGCAGGTTTAATGTTTTTATTATAATCATAAATTTTAGCGTAAATATGATTGAATAAATGATATCGTTCAAATTTAGCTGAACTGTCAATACTTTCATTCATTAAATATGCTACACCGCATTCAGGGCTACAAAAACAACCATAAACGTGATATGTTCCGTTTATAAAATGCTTAGGAATATATATAGGCGGATTATCAAATTCACACGTATCCCAGAAACACGCCGAGCGTTTATTGTTAACATTATTTATATGTAAGTTATGTTCTAAATGTTTTATTTTTTTCCATATTTCTTTGTTACAATCTTTACAAGTAGAATTGTCATTATTTTCTACTTCATATTCGCTTTCTAAAATTGACATGGTAGAAGTATTCTTTTCGTTAAATGTATTATTATTTTCATTACAAATAACTTCGTATGTTAAATCGTTTTTTCCAATTATACCACTATATGATTCGATAAATCCATTATGTTGTGTAGTATTTTGTAGATCTTTCATAGAGCATTTTAAATGTAAAATAACATTTGGTTTATCTTCTTGTTGTGGTACATTATTTAGAACTTGTTGAATAATTTTTCCACCCTTTGGTTTTCTTCCTCTTTTTTTTGAAGCGGGTTTTTCATTAGTTGAGTCTGGCTTAGAAATAATAACAATATTATTGTCATCAGTATTGTTTTCATTGTCATTTATATCGGTATTATTGTCATTTATATCAGTATTATTGTCATTTATATCAGTATTGCAAGCTCGTTTAGACATCATAACGATATTATTTTCATCTGCAATATTTGCGTTTATATCTTCAAGTTCATCTGTATTATTGAGTGTATCTGTATTTTCATATACATTTTGGAAAACAGTATTTATCATAGAATTATAAGAATCCGTTTTAATTTCATTAACGTTTAAACTAATTATATCATTTTTTTCTGGAGATTTATTGGATATATTTTTATCCTTATCTTTAACAATTAATTCCATATTTAATGAAGCCATTAGATCTTTTTTAGATTTTCTTCCTCTCTTAGCCTTAACTACTTCTAATACTTCTTTAACTTCCGATACTACTACTTCTTTAACTTCTGATACTAATGCCTTATTGTTTATTACTTTCGGTGCCATTTATATTTAATATATTGTATATGTTCATTAATTTAAATCGTTTTTTAATATAATAAATGGAAAAGGAAAATAAAAAAGAGTATAATTTTAACAATATATCAAATACTAATAAGTAATTATTTATTATTTATTATTTATTATAACACTTTCTACACACCGGAATATAATTATCTGAGCCAACAACAGTTTGTTCGGTTTCCAAAGTTATGCGTTTTGAGAAAATACCTGGAGCACCATTTTTACACACAGAACACAATGATGTTAGTTTAGTTACTTTATCACACAACGGAATTAGGTTAAGAATTTGTCCAAATTTTTTTCTCT